TCTGGCTCCATTGGTCAGCGCGAGATCGACCAGTTCGCTGCCGAGATCCATACGGTCAAGGACGACTGCTGCCCTGCCAAGATCCACGTTATCTACTTCGACAGTGAGGTGTCCCACTACGAGTCATACGGCCCCGACGATTCTCTGGATATCAAGATGCATGGTGGAGGCGGTACTGCGTTCAGTCCTGTGTTCCGCTATGCACAGGAGCATGGCATCGACCCCGTTGCCTGTGTGTTCCTGACTGACCTTGTGTGCAACGACTTCGGCGATGCACCTGAATACCCTGTCCTGTGGGTCAGCACCCATGCGGATCAGGCCCCCTTTGGTGAAGTTGTGATGATGAAGGAGTAAGAACATGGCTACCGTACGTTTTTCCCAAGAACTTCTTCACGCTATCAAGAGGAACGCCGAGAACCAGTTCGCTGCTGAACTGCGAGATCTGCCCGATCAGATTCCGCCTGCCATTGGCGACCGGATCTACGACTATGTGATGCGTGACTACCAGACGCACATCTCTGCACTGCCCAGTACTCTGTTCGCAAATGACGATGATGTGCGATGCAAGTTGCCCTCCCCAGTAGACGCCATGCGCATGAACTTTTCAACCAGTCGGCCGATGTTCTTGGGCCATACACGAACTAACAAGTTTACTGGCGACCGCTATCAGTGGGTTATCCATGATGATGGGTCTACCGAGTTGGAGAATATCCAGCGCGATGTCGTTGATATGGTGAGCCGTAGGAACCAGACGCTGGAGAAGCAGAGCAACTTCGTCGCCAGTGTGATGAACATCTGCGAGGCGTTCGTGACTCTTGCTCCTGCCCTCAAGGCATGGCCCCCGCTGTGGGATCTGCTGCCACAGGAAACCAAGAACAGGCATATGGAAGTGAAGGAACGTAACAAGACCGAGCGCAGTGTGGGAGGCGTTGACCTTGACAGCCTGACCACTATCGTTGTTGCCAACAAGATCCGAGGTAACCTGTGATCTATTCATACGCAAAAGCCTGTGCCCTGATGGCTACTGCCAGATCAGTAGAGAAGGGCAAGCCGCTAGTCTCAAGCATGAGGTTGTTCACCAACCCCGACAAATCCCACACCATAAAGGTGTGGGGTACGCCCTTCCTCACCATACATCCTGACAACAGGTTCGAGGTTGTGATTCCGGACTCGCAGATGCAGCACATAGCACCTGCCTTGAGCATCTGCTGCAACAGGGTACTGCCGTTCTTGTGGGCAAGGGTTGGCAAGGGTAGGTACAGGATGTCTGCGGACTACTGTCCTGACATTAAACCAGAAGTCTTTCAAGGACTTACCTTCGACATGGATGGTAAGCAGTGGCTCAATGCAAAGGCTGACCGGGCCGAGCGTGTACTGCCGGAACAGCGGGTAGTGTGGCTCCGTGCCCGTCGAAAGTTCTTGCAAGCAGTAAAGACACGACATAAGCTCGGCGTGTTTGAAGCCATTCGCCTTGAGCTAGTGAAGGATGCAGACAGTCCTTCGATGCTGGCTGCGCAGTCAGTTACATATCCGAACAGCGTGACACATAGCGTGTTGCGCCAACAGATATACAAAGCCATGACTACGGAGGACTTCTCCACGGACATGGCGAAGCTGCTTGTCAGTGCGCGGTTGGCTACGATGTGGTTCTCCACGTGGAGATCCAATGCTGCGCTGGGTGACATGAGTAAGTTTACGAAAGAGTTGGTTGACTCGCACAGCGTCTGGCTGCGCGAACAATTCGGTGTGTTTTCAAAGGAGTAATCATGAGTAACGCAGAGAAGATCCGAGTTTTGTTGGCCGAGGGTGTCAGTGCCAAGGACATTGCCAAGAAGTGCAAGACCTCACTGGCGTATGTGTATGTGGTCAAGTCCAAGTGGAAGCTGGAGAAGATGGCCGAGCCTGCACCTGCACCGAAGCAGGACGCATATGCTTGGACAGTGGAGCACGATGTTCCGCTTCAGTCCGACATGGTGAACCAGCCGCCGCACTATCAGGGTAACCCCGGTGTCCCCGGTGCCGAAGTGGAATGCATCGACGCTATCCGCTCGCAGCTTACCGAGGAGGAGTTCCGTGGGTATTGCAAGGGCAGCGTGTCCAAGTACCTGTGGCGCATGAACCTCAAGGGCGATCCCATTGAGAACGCCGAGAAGGCTGCGTGGTATCTGACTTGGCTGCGGGGAGAGGATCCTCGTGCCGGGTAAGCGCAGGCTTACCATCGAGCAGGTGCGTTATGTGCTGGAAGTCTACGACTTGCGTAAGTCTATTCCTACATATGACGCACTCGCCAAGCAGTACGGTATCACCGAGCCGTCAATCCACAGGATCTTGAGCGACAGCTTCAATCCTGAAACGACTCGGTTGCCGCTGGCTACTGACGACATCAAGCGCATTCGTGAGCTTGGGTTGCGACGCAAGAAGCTGCCCACTCTGGCGAAGATCGCAAGGCAGTGGGGCGTGAGTCCATCCACACTGTTCGATGCCGTCAATGGGCAGACCTACAAAGAAGTAGTCTAGGAGTAAAGCCATGTGCGATTGGCAGATCATCATTGTCTTGGCAATCATGTCTTGGCTGGTGCTGGCAATCGCACTGGCCCTCATGGAGTACGACGAGCGCAAGAGGCAGCGCAAGTGGAAACCAAAAGGGAGGTACGATGACTGGCCGTAGCGGCAGGAAGTGGACACCTGAAGAAGATAAGATGCTACTCGAACGTGCCGGTAGTCTCACCTGTGAACAGATTGGTGGGTTGCTAGGCAGGTCTGTCAACGGTGTGTTCGAGCGAGCAAAGGTACTGGGTGTCAGCACAAGACGGTGGGTGCAGAAGTCCCCGCCACAATCAAGCAACCACCCGTGGCGCAGAGCAAGACTATCGAGGAGCGAACAATGAACCGCGACGACATCGAGCACCTATGGTTTCAGGCCATGCACGAATCCGTCGAGGCCGGCGAGCCATACATCCGGCACCGCTTCGCCGCCCTTGTCGCCGCAGCCGAACGGGAGGCGTGTGCGAAGGTGGCTGATGAGTGGCAGACAGAAGTTGATGACCCGCGATATCAATGTGATTGCGCCGCAGCCATCCGCAAGCGAGGTGAGGTATGACCCCCAGTGAAATCCAGCACTTCGTCAAGCACCCGTTCGTGAACTACATCATCGGCTTTTTGGTGGCGTCACTGACGATCATGATCTTCAACTACATTCTCAAGAGTGACGATGAGTGAAGAAGTATCCCAAGGTACGTTGGACACAAGCCGACAAGGACTTTGCGTTCAAGAACTATGGGCCTATGACTGGCAAGCAGATCGCTGACAAGCTGGGCAGAACGCTCGTAGCTGTGCAGCAACTGATAAAGAACGGCAACCGTCAAGGGAGAGATAACACATGAAGCCTTGCCCATTCTGCGGAGATGTAAACGTGTCGCCTGTGAGGGTATCAATGGATGCAGAGGAGGGGCTGTACCATATGCAGTGCGGATTCTGTAGTAGCCGTGGGCCGTGGGCTAGGACAGAGCAGGACTCTATTCGTATGTGGAACAACCGCAGGTCGGTTGAGTGTCAACATTCCAAGTGGCTGGACGTAAGGTAATGGACATCGTAACGATTGACTTCGAGACGTACTACGACAGGGACTTCTCCCTGTCCAAGATGACTACGGAAAGCTACATCCGTGACCCTCGCTTCGAGGTGATCGGCGTGGGCGTCAAGGTCAACGATGGCCCTACCGACTGGTACTCCGGCGATAGTCCGGGCAAGTTCCTCAGGTCACTGGACTACAGCAAGCGTGCCATCCTGTGTCACAACACAATGTTCGATGGTGCCATCCTTTCGTGGCACTTCGGCATCAAGCCTAGGCTGTGGCTGGACACGATGTGCATGGCGAAACCTTTCCATGCGGTGAAGGTGGGCGGTAGCCTTGCCTCACTGACTTCCTTCTATGAGCTTGGCAAGAAGGGCGACGAGGTGGTCAATGCACTGGGCAAGCGCCGTGCTGACTTCACGCAAGAGGATCTAGCCCGGTACGCAAGCTACTGCTGCAACGATGTCGAGCTGACCTACGCCCTGTTCAACAAGCTGCGTAAGCGTGTGCCTGTCAACGAGCTGATGGTCATCGACCAGACGCTACGCATGTACATCGAGCCAGTCATCGAGCTGGACGTACCACTGTTGGAGCAGCACCTCGTCGATGTGAAGCAGCGCAAGGCAGACTTGCTTGCCAGCGTGGACCTGCCCATCGAGGACATCATGTCCAACAACAAGTTTGTCAAAGCGCTTGAGTCGCTGGGTGTACCTGCCCCGACCAAGATCAGCCCGACAACTGGCAACGTAACGTGGGCACTGTCCAAGACTGACAAGGGCATGACCGATCTGCTTGAGTACCCGGACGACAGGGTGCAGGCACTGGTAGCCACCCGCCTTGGGGTCAAGTCCACCATCGAGGAGACACGGACGCAGGGACTTATCGGTGTTGCCAGCCGAGGCAAGCTGCCGATCATGCTCAACTACTTCGGCGCACACACTGGCAGGTTCAGTGGTGGTGACAAGCTGAACTTGCAGAACCTTCCTGCTCGTGGCAACAACACCATCCGCCGTGCGCTCAAGCCGCCAGCCGGGCACAAGATCATTGCCTGTGACTCCAGCCAGATCGAGGCCCGTGTAGTTGCGTGGATGGCAGGACAAACTGACCTACTCGCAGCGTTCACCTACGGTAGAGATGTTTACTCAGAGTTCGCATCCGAGGTGTACGGTCGCACCATCACCAAGGCTGACAAGGTGGAGCGGTTCGTAGGTAAGACCTGCATCCTTGGCCTAGGCTACGGCATGGGAGCGGAGAAGTTCCGGCGTACCCTTGAGCTTGGCATGGGCGGCGTGTCCGTGAAGATCGACATGCCCGAAGCACAGCGCATCGTCAGCCTGTACCGTAGCAAGAACCACAGGATCGCAGCGCTGTGGAACGCAGCCGGCTCCGCACTGACTGGCATGATGAACGGTGGTTCTGGCAGGGTAGGCCCACTGGACTACACCCCGGACGGCATCGTGCTACCCAACGGGTACACCATCAGCTACCCCCTGCTGCGCTCAACTGGCAACGGGTTTGAGTACATCGCAGACTCCCGAGAGTTCCGCAAGGCAGTGAAGGATCGGGTGACTGGGGAGAGCAGCGCCGTGTGGACCAAGATCTACGGCGGCAAGGTAGTGGAGAACATGGTGCAGGCACTGGCCGCACTGGCAATCCGTGAGCAGATGGTAGCACTGCGTACTCGTGGGTACAAAGTAGCGTTCCAAGTACATGACGAGATCGTCGTGGTTGTACCGGATACACAAGCCAAGGTAGCCGAGGCGGACATCATCGCCGTCATGTCTACGCCACCTGTCTGGGCACCCCAGCTACCTGTCTCCTGTGAGGCTGGCACTGCTGACAACTACGGCGATACCTGATACGCTCTAGCTTCCAGTGACTACCGCCCCCGTTAACACCGGGGGAAATACCATGCGACTTTCCCATTCGTATTCGTCCATCAAGCAGTTCGAGAACTGCCCGTATCGCTACTTCCGGCAGCGCATCGTCAAGGATGTGAAGGACGAAGGCGGTGAGGCCAGCCGCTACGGCGAGCGGATACATTCCTTTTTGGAAGCCAGGCTCAAGGGGTCAGACTTACCACAAGAGATTGCTGCGTATGAACCCTTGTGCAGATCCATCGAAGCCATCGCTGCCAACGGTGAGCTGCACATAGAGAAGGAGCTGGTGCTGACGGAGGAACTCAAGCCGACAGGCTGGTGGGATGCAGATGCATGGCTGCGTAGCAAGCTGGATATCTTGGTGATCACTGGCACTGACGCTGTGGTCATGGACTGGAAAACCGGCAAGCGCAACCCTGACTTCTTCCAGATGCAGTTGTTCGCAGCCCAGACCTTCAAGCACTTCCCGGATGTGCAGCATGTAAAGACATCGCTGGTCTGGCTGAAGGACATGAAGATGGACACCGAGGTATACAACCGCACGAACATGGCTGCGATATGGCAAGACGTCATGTCCCGCATCCGGCGTATCCATGATGCGCTTGAGTCGGATAACTGGCCTTGCCGCCCCAGTGGATTGTGCAGGTTCTGCCCGGTGCGCCATGACTGTGAACAGGCGAAGCTGTGATGGCACAGACACCAGAGGGCAAGGTCAAGGACAAGGTTCGCAAGCTGCTCAAGGAGTACCACGCTTGGTACTTCCTGCCGGGCAACAACGGGTTCGGCAAGTCAGGTGTACCTGACTTCGTTGTCTGCGTTGGCGGACGCTTCATTGGTATCGAGTGCAAGGCGGACGCAACCAAGAGGCCGACTGAACTGCAACTCAAGGCGGCGCGTGAGATACAGCTTGCCGGTGGAGACTGGCTGCTGGTGTGCGACGACGCCACACTCAAGACTCTCGAACAAACATTAGATCACTACGGCTGGAAGGAGAAACATGTTAATCGTGGAGAAAGCTAGAGCGCTTGCGCTCAAGCTGAACAATCCAGAGCGGGTGCTGCAATGCATCCCGACAGCCAAGACGTATGAAGTGCAGGGCGTACCCATCGTGGTCACGCCGCACAAGCTGGACGAGGTAAGGATCCTCAACAACTTGGGGATCAAAGCCCCGAGTCCCATCCTCCACTACTACGACTGGCCGGGCAGGTTCACCCCGTACGAACACCAGAAAGATACCGCTGCGTTCTTGACGGTGAACACTCGAGCTTTGGTGCTCAACGATATCGGCACTGGAAAGACCCAATCCTCGCTGTGGGCAGCGGACTATCTCATCAAGACCGGTCATGTCCGCAAGGTACTGATCCTCTCCCCGCTGTCCACACTTGAGCGGGTGTGGGGTGATGGCATCTTCACCGGCCTGATCCATCGCAAGTTCGTTGTGCTGCATGGCACAGCAGAGCGCAGGCTCAAGCTGCTCAAGACCGAGGCGGACTTCTACATCATCAACCACGATGGGTTCAACATCATCTCGCAGCACTGCCATGGGATGTTCGACCTTGTGATCGTGGACGAGGCCGCCGTTCTGCGTAACCCATCCACCAACAGGTTTAAGGCGTTCCGCAAATGGATCGACCACAACCCGACGGTGCGACTGTGGCTGATGACTGGAACCCCAACGCCCAACTCACCTACTGATGCGTGGTCACTTGCCAAGCTGGTCAACAGCCCGTACTGCACCAAGACCTACACCGCATTTCGTGAGCAGGTGATGATGAAGATCGGTCAGTGGAAGTTTGTTCCACGGGCTGAGTCGACTGAGATCGTCAAACATATTCTGCAACCTGCTGTGCGGTACACCCGAGACGAGTGCTTCGATCTGCCCGACACAATCATCCAGACCCGGCAGGTCGAACTGACTCCCATGCAGAAGAAGTACTACACGCAGATGCTCAAGACCTTCACCACTGACATCATTGCCAGTCGCAATGGCGGGACGCAACTGACCGCAGTCAACGAGGCAGTGAAGATCCAGAAGCTGGTGCAGATCGCCTGTGGCGTGGCGTACGACGAGAATGGAAACGATGTGGAGATCGACTGCTCACCCCGGATCAACTTGGTCAAGGAGATCATCGAGGAAGCGGGAGAGAAGGTGATCCTGTTCGTACCCTTGACGGGTACACTTCACATGCTGGAGAGGGAACTGTCCAAGGACTGGACTGTCGCCGTGGTCAACGGCGAGGTGTCTGCCAACAAGCGCAACCAGATCTTCCACGACTTCCAGCATCAGAAAGAACCGCACGTCCTGATCGCCCACCCCGGCACAATGTCCCATGGTCTGACCTTGACAAGCGCGTCAACTATTGTATGGTATGGACCTATCAACGCAAACGAGCAGTACGTCCAAGCCAACGGTCGTATTGAGCGCATCGGTAAGCGGCATGTATCCAACCTTATACATATCGAGAGTACCGATCTTGAGAAGAAGATGTACGAGAGGCTGAGAAACAAGCAGCGACTGCAAGGTCTGCTGCTCGACTTGATCGAAGAACAAACAAAGAGGTAGGAGTATGAACGTCGACGACGTGATCGCAGCCTACATGAAGCTGCGAGAACAGAAGAAGCAACTGGAGGCGCAGGTCAAAGACCAAGTGTCTGCGATCAACGCCAAGCTCGACAAGCTGGAAGCGTGGGTGAAGGAGCAAGCCGACACCCAAGGCGTGACCAGCTTCAAGACCAAGCATGGCACTGCGTTCCTGACCACCACGGACTATGCCAACGTGGCTGACTGGGACGCTGTACTGGGTTTTGTTCGGGAGAACGAAGCCTACGACATGCTGGAGAAACGCATCAGCAAGACTGCTGTGCGTAGTTACATTGACCAACACAAGGCCGTTCCACCCGGTGTCAACTATGGCACCAAGCTCGAAGTCAACATCCGTAAACCCACTGGTACTCAGGAGTAATCGTGTCCACTAACCTCATTCCCGCCAACATCTCCGTCCCCGCCCACCTCGCCAGCCGCGTTGGTGTGCCATCTGCACTGGCTCAGTCCCTGACTGGTGGCCTGCCGCAAGGTGGCAGTGGGTTCCCCCGCATCAGCATCAAGGCCAGCCGCTTCCGCATCGTGGAAGGCGACACCGAGACTGTGCTGGATTCCACCAAGCTGAACGTCATCATCGTCGGTGCCAACCCCCGTCTGTCCAAGACTTGGTACGCCAAGCAGTGGACGAAGGACGCCGAGCCGACTGCGCCTGACTGCTTCTCGCTGGATGGTATCGGCCCCGACCCGGAGTCCACCTCCCCGCAGAACGATCTGTGTGCCTCCTGCCCGCAGAATGCTTGGGGTTCCAAGATCACCCCGCAGGGCCAGCAGATCAAGGCTTGCGCTGACCAGAAGCGCCTTGCCGTTGTGGCAGCGGACGATCCGTCCGGCCCGGTCTATCTGTTGCAGGTCACCCCGGCTGCGCTGAAGGGACTGAACCAGTACCAGAAGGAACTGTCCGTCCGTGGCATGCCCCCGGAAGTTGTCCAGACGCAGGTGTCGTTCGACACTGACGCATCGTTCCCGAAGCTGCACTTTAGCTTTGGCGGCTTCATCGACGCCGACACACAGCAAGTTGTTGACAAGCTGTTCGGTTCCGCTGGGGTGAAGGAGATCACCGGCGAAGCGTCCAAGCCTGTCCCTGTCCCGCAGCTTGCCGCCCCTGCCCCTGCTCCCCGTCCGGCCCCTGTCAAGGCGGTGGAGGAG